CTCTTTAATTCACCCCAGGAGGCCTGACTAACAGAGCCAGCAGAGGGGGCAAGGATCTAAACAGGTGGCCTGGGCTGGAACAGATTATCGTCTGAACCTCACCCACGGGCGCTGCTTGGGTGGAATAGCCGTCTAAGCTATCACCGCGTCTCCTTCCCCGTACCGGATGCGTCCCCGCGACACCATGCCGACTGAAGTCGATCATTATCAACCCGGTTAGAGATGAATCATCTGACCGAAACGAAACATGGTCCTCCCAGCCATGAAACCGTACAGACCTACGCATCCGCCAGCTCACGGATCTCCTTCAACAGAAGTTCGTGTCTGCGTAGTCCCTCTTGTTCTTCTCGCGTTACATACTCCGCAGGTACGCAGTACGTCCGCGTCTTCCCGCTACCATGCTCTCTTGCCTTAAGTAACTGCCAGTACCAGGACAGGCGGCTACGAAACTTAACAGTATGATAGCGGAAACTTCTACGCACCTCTCCTCGGGTAGGAGAGTAAACGTCCCTCTTAGCTCCCCCCTCGCGACCATTATCCTTCAAAAAGAAAGATAAGGCATATATCTCTTCGCGAGAAGGCTTACCTGGCATAAGCCTCAACACTTCGGAATCCTGCTTGACAGGTGTCGGAAGAGGTGTATCCCACCTTTTCAACCGAAGTTCCCGCTGTCTCTGAAAAGCGGGATAGGACATCGGATGAAGTCCTAGTTGGAGGGGACTAAGACCCCAGCTTGCACCGATTCTCGATCGGACGAACGCATCCGTCCATCGAACCTGCCCCTTACATGCATCTGCGAGATGAAGCATGCCAGGGAAGTCAGTGCAAGCACTACCTCTCCGTAGATGGTGTACCTGCCTCCATCTACCCTTCCCATCCTTAAGGAAGCATGTCGAGTTGATCTCAGCTACTCCCTTAGACCTGATAGTCTTCAAGTCATTCAACTTGAATCCCGAAGGATAATCACCAGACTCAACAGGTCCATTAGTGGAGATTAGGGTATCATCTCCATTAACGAGGATCTTTGCATCCCTGCCCCTGGTTGCCCAGAGGGCAGCAAGATAAGACTGAATGCAAAGCAAAGGAAAGGAGAGGTAGCTCCCCATCATCTGCCCGTTCGTCACCTCGAGCGTTCCTCCCTCCATATCAACCACTGGAGTTAAGGAGTTAACCGCCAAAAGACGGATAGCTCCAGGAACTGTTACCGCCTTCGAAAGAAGGCACTCGAGAATTAGAGTCGCGACCGAAATAGACAAGTTATCAGTCGCCGCGACTAGATCCACAGAAGTCTGCACTTCATGGACCAGGACAGATGAGACTCTCTCCTCCGTAGGAGAACCCCTAAGGAGCCAAGAATATCTTGACAGATGGTCATAGACCGTCCGGTGAAGAGGGCCAAGAAGGTCATTCCGAGACTCAAAAATGGTCAAAGGACGAACCTTCCCAGCACTTAACACCTCCTTATAACGCGCCTTCAAAGGACCGGTCTCAAAACCACGTCCGGCAAGGCAATTCCTACGGAACTCTTTCTCGCCACCATTAGCCGCGAGCAGTTGATCTGCTCGGGACTTACAATAGCGCGATGATGCCTGGGGTACGAAATAATTCACATTATCTTCGTATTGAGAATCCCAGCCATACGGAAAGAGATTGAGGATAGTTCGACGAACGAACCTTACATAATCCTCAGGGAGAGGGGGAGAGGGACGAGTTACAGTCGCCGCCCAAGACGACTGTAAAGAAGGACTGTGACGGCGACAACCTGCAGGCAGGTTTCGTTTAAGGGAACTTACAGAATGTGCAAATTCCCACCTCTGTCGTCGCCATAGTCGCTCGAGGGGAATAATCCCATCCGAAGATGATCGTAAAGGTCTCTGCCGAAGTGGAAACCTTACACTTGGACGCTTCTTCCCCTCGAGTAGAAGAAACTTGAGGAATCTGTCTAACTCAGACGGCAAAAGATCCGGTAACTCACTTTGGGGAATACCAAAGCGAATCCGAATAAGTCTTAAGCCATTTGAGACCGATTCCCGTGTGTCACGTTCAGCCCTACGGCATGAATGACACGTTTGAACCTCAGAACCGCGGGCGGACTTATCTGAGGTGGCGCTGCGTTTAATCGCGGCAGACCTGGCGAGGACAAAGCCGTTAGGCATCCGGACGTCAGGGTTGTGTTTTCGAC